TGGGCCGTGTCGCTTCGCGGCGCCGTGCTGGCGTAATTTATGAAAACGCCGATCCTTGGCTCAACTTATGTGGCCCGCAGCGTCAACGCTGCGGACAGCCGCATGGTCAACCTTTTTCCGGAACTCGTACCGGAAGGCGGCAAGGAGCCAGCGTTTCTTCAACGGGCGCCGGGATTGCGGCTTTTGGCTACGTTAGGAATTGGACCCGTTCGCGGACTGTGGCAGTTTGGCGGGCTTGGGTACGCCGTATCTGGCAACACGTTATATAAGATTACGACCGCGTGGACTGCGACAGCGCTGGGCACTGTGGCCGGCAGCGGCCCTGTATCCATGTCTGATAACGGTACACAACTATTTGTAGCCGCCAACGGGCCAAGCTACATTTACAACGCCAGCACCAATGTGTTCGCGCAAATCACAGACGAAGATTTTCCCGGCGCAGTCACTGTTGGCTACATCGACGGGTATTTTGTTTTCAACGAGCCAAACAGCCAAAAAGTTTGGGTTACGAGCCTGTTGGACGGTTTAACCGTCGATCCGCTGGATTTTGCTAGCGCGGAAGGTTCTCCAGACGGGCTGGTGTCCTTGGTCGTCAGCAACCGCGAAGTCTGGCTGTTTGGCACAAATTCGACCGAGGTATGGTACGACGCCGGCACCGCCGACTTCCCCTTGCAGCGCATCCAAGGGGCGTCAAACGAACTCGGCTGCGTCGCGCCATATTCCGTCGCCAAGATGGACAATACCGTATTCTGGTTAGGTGCTGACGCACGCGGCCGCGGTATGGTGTACCGGGCGAATGGTTATGTAGGCCAACGTATCTCAACCCACGCGGTTGAATGGCAAATCCAACAGTACGGCAATTTGTCTGATGCTATTGGTTACACTTACCAACAAGACGGCCATTCGTTCTATGTGCTGATCTTCCCGCAGGCCAATACGACGTGGGTTTACGACCTCGCCACGCAAGCCTGGCACGAGCGCGCGGGTTGGGCCAACGGCGAGTTTACGCGTCACCGCAGCAACTGCCAGATGGCGTTCAACAACGAGATTGTTGTCGGCGATTTTGAAAACGGCAACATTTACGCTTTTGACTTGGATGTGTACGCCGACAATGGCGATATTCAACGCTGGCTGCGGTCGTGGCGGGCGCTTCCGCCGGGCCAAAACACGCTGCTCCGCACAACGCACCACAGCTTGCAATTGGATTGCGAAACGGGCGTGGGATTAAACCTATACCCCGCATACGACGCGCAAGATTTGATTGCGGAAAACGGCGATTTGATAATTGCCGAATATGTTCAAAACGACATAACTACCGAGTCCGGCGTTGAGTTGACTACGGAAGCCAACGATGGGTTTGAATTTATTGCGGACACGCCCGACTATCCTATTCCGTTTGTGCCACCAATGTATCTGACCACAACCAGTTACCCGGCTGCGCCCGGCTACAATCCGCAAGCCATGTTGCGGTGGTCAGACGATGGCGGCCATACTTGGTCTAACGAACATTGGACCTCTATTGGCCTTATAGGCAATTACGGCAAACGCGCTTTTTGGCGCCGGCTGGGAATGACGCTTAAAATCCGCGACCGCGTGTACGAGGTGTCTGGCACCGACGCGGTGAAAATTGCCATTATGGGCGCTGAATTGCGCGCCAGCCCGACCAATGCCTAGCCCACCTAACATCACCAACATCCCGGCACCGCGCGTCCCGTTTATCGACGACCGCACCGGGTTGTTGTCGCGGGAGTGGTATCGGTTTTTCTTTAACCTGTTCAATCTAACCGGCGGCGGCAACAACGCGACTTCGCTGCAAGACCTTCAGGTCGGGCCGCCTAGCGCCACGGACGAACAGTTTGCCGCCTCTCGCACTGTCGCGGGGCTGTTGGCGGCGCCTGACGGGTCGGCACAAGAGTCGCAGATCGCCGTGTTGCAAAGCCAGGTGCAAGGGCTTTCTCTTGCGCCGCCGCTTACGCCGCAGGCGCCTAACCCTGTCTTTGGGGCGTTTTATAGCACAGCCAACCAACCAGACGGCTCTACCACAACGGCATATCCGCTGGTCTACGACACAATCCAGATAGAGCGGAATGTCGAGTTGCAGGACCGCACGGCGACGTTCACTGCGTCCATCGGCCCCGCCAGCACCACCATGACCGTGACTGCAATTAGCGCCGGTCCTATCTACCCCGGCATGGTCATCACCGGCACGGGCGTTACGGCTGGCACCTACATCGTGTCGCAGACCACCGGCACGGACGGCAGCACGGGAACGTACGTCGTCAGCGCGTCGCAGACCGTGGCGTCCACGACCATTACCGGGACGTGCAAATCTAAGATCTTCGTGCATGAGGCGGGCACTTACAACGTCCAATTCAGCATCCAGTTTGTCAACACCGACGCCAGCATCCACGACACGGACGTGTGGATGAGGAAGAACGGCACGAACGTGGCCGACACCAACAGCCAATTCTCGGTGCCCAACCGTCATGGCGGCATAGACGGGCACCTGATTGGGGCGCTAAATCTGTTTGTGGAATTAGCGCCAAACGACTATGTTGAGTTGATGTGGGCGACCACTAACTCGGCTACTACAGTCCAATATATCGGCGCGAAAACCGGGCCTGTCCGCCCCGCCACGCCATCTGCTATTGTAACAATATCTTTGGCATCCGTGCCGTCGAACCAAGGGGTGTAACATGGCCGTTACCGTAACCGTTCTAATCCCGGCCAAGACCGCCGAAGCCACGCAGACGACGCAGTACACCTCGACCGGCGTGACGACCATCATCGACAAGTTTACAGCGACCAATTACAGCGCCGCCGCCGCAACGCTTAGTATTAACCTAGTTACGGCCGCTGGGTCCGCCGGCAACGACAACCTGATCGTCAAGACCAAAACGTTGCAGGCCGGTGAGACATACACCTTTCCTGAGATCGTGGGGCAGATACTGGCCCCGAGCGGGTTCATCTCCACGATTGCCGGCACAGCGTCGGCGATCAACATTCGCGCCAGCGGGCGCCAGGTGACGCAGTGACCTCAGACGTAATAACGGCGCAGGTTGAGCCTTGGGGCAAATTCCTTGTTGACGCGGTAGAACTCTTTCCCGCGCACTGGCAAGAACTGGCGCTGAACAAGGACAAGGTGCCGCTGTCCATGCGGTACGACGTGTACGCGGCCAGCGAGACCGCCGGCGAACTCCTTGTCGTGACGCTGCGGCAAGACGCGCGGCTGGTCGGGTATTTTGTCGGTTTTGTTCTTCCCGGCCTGCATTACAGCACCTGCCTGACCCTTCAGATGGACATCTTCTGGACCCACCCTGACATCCGCGGGCGCATGGAAGGCGTAAAGCTTTTTCGGGCGGTAGAAGCTGAGGCCAAGCGCCGAGGCGTCCAGCGCATGTTTTTTGGGTCCAAATTGCACAAAGACGCTTCTAGGCTGTTTGAGTATTTGAAAATGCAGCCAGTTGAAGTGTATTACACCAAGTGGATTGGAGACTGACGCCATGGTCGCATCAGCAGCTATTATAGGCGGCGCCGCCTTAATCGGCACAGCCGGCAGCATGTACGCGGCGGACAAAGCGGCAGGAGCGCAGAAAAGAGCCGCGCGCGACGCCGCCGCCGCGCAAGAACAGGCGTATACCCGGCAAGAGGAATTACAGGAGCCGTTTCGTCAAGCCGGAATGGCGGCGCAAAACAGGTACATGACGCTGTTGGGGCTACAACTGCCCGAGGGCGCCGAAAATGTGCCGGGGCTAAAAATAGATACTTCGTCGCCTGATTACGGCAAATACGCCCGCGATTTTAGTATGGCCGATTATCAAGCCGACCCCGGTTACGGGTTTCGTATGAGCGAGGGTATGAAGGCCATTGAACGGTCAGCAGCCGCCCGCGGCGGCCTGCTGTCGGGCGCCACGCTGAAAGGTATTCAACGGTTTGGCCAAGATACGGCGTCAAACGAATATTTGAACGCTTTCAACCGTTACCAAACCAACCGCGCAAACCAACTCAACCCGTTGCAAAGCCTATACGGTGGCGGCCAGTCCAGCGCCAATGTGTTATCCAACGCGGCGGGGCAAACCGGGCAAGGCATGGCTAACGCTGCAATGGCTGGCGGCCAAGCCAACGCGTCCGGCTACATGAACATGGCCAGCGCGCTGAACCAAGGTCTTAGCACCGGCGCCAATCTGTACATGCAGGGGCAGTATCTCGGCGGGGTAAATGAACTAAATAGGGCTAGAACTGCGTATTATGGCCGCCAAGTGTAAGGAGATAGCACATGTCTGGTTCTTTCCCTCCTTTACCTGAACTCCGGCCTTTTCAGGCACCTAATCTTATAGCGATGTCCAGCGCCATGCAGGAGCAATCGCTAAACGCGATGCGCGAACAGCAACTGATGGGCGCAGAGCGCGAGCGCGCCAATATTCGCCGGGCAGTGTCTTCGCCAGACTTTGATATTTCATCTCCTGACGCGCCTAACCGTTTACTGGCAGTCGCGCCAACGACGGGCGCGGCGATGTATCAAGCGTTGACTGCGGGTCTAAACCAGCGCCGTCAGGCTCAAACAGCAGATGTTGAACGCGCGCTTAAATACACTCAAATGTACCGGAATGAAATACCTGGTTTAACCGCCGAGACATACCCAGATTTTTACGCCCGCGCTACTCGGGACGCGCCTGGGTGGGCGAACCTGCTACCGCGCGAATACGACCGGGCGCGCTTAGAAGAACTTATGCTAACCGCCGATCAATCGCTTGCGGAATGGGAAAAAGTCGAAATCGAGGGTATGCCGTTCCGCGTGAACCGCCGCCTCGGTTTGATTACCCCCTACACCGAAGCCCCACCCCGAGGCGCGGCGCCGCCTGCGCCCCCTGCCGCAGCGCCAATGGCTACACCTATGTCGGCCCCGGCGGCGCTAGGCGCAGCCGCTGGCGACACGATCCCGCTGTCCGCGCCCGCAACAGGCGCAGCGCCCGTCCCCACTTCGCGGTCCACGGACATTTCTGCCATTCTGCCGGCCATCGACCGCGGCGAAGGCCGTGGGGCTAACCCGGCATCGTCGGCGCGCGGGCAGTTCCAGTTCATCGACCCCACGTTTATCGACGAGTTTAAGCGCAATTTCCCTGACATTGCGCGCGGGTTGAGCAATTCTCAAATCCTGTCCTACCGCAATTCCACGTTGCCAGACGGTCGCCCCATCGAAGAATTTTTGGGTGAGGCGCACACCAACCGCAATGCGGCCACGCTATCCCGCGCAGGGTTCGAGCCTAACGGCGCCAACCTCTATCTGGCGCATTTCGCTGGCGCCGGCGGCGCGCGGTCGCTGCTGTCCGCCAATCCTAACGCGCCTGTAGAAAGCGTGTTGTCTAAAGACGCAATCGACGCCAATCCGTTTTTGAAGGGCAAGACCGTCGGTCAAATTCTCCAATGGGCGGGCGACACGGTAGACTACGGCCCCGGCGCTGCCCGGCGCCGTCTGCTTGCCATGGGCGCACCGGACAACCGCGTAGAGCCTGGCGCGGCGCTTACGTCGCCAGTGCTTCAAACGCCGCTGGCGGATATGGGCACGGTCAACGCCATGACGGCGACGCCGGTGTCCAACGCGTTTGTCAAGCCGTCCACAGGCGGCGGCATGAAGGCTGACGCCTTCCTTGACGACGCGACCTTGGCCAGCAACCTTTTGGCCATGCCTGTGTCTGACGTGCGCCCGGCGGCACCCGGCCTGCCACGTAGCATTGCCGAAGCCCGCGATATGCGGCTCCGGCGCGAGGAAGAACAAGCACGGGCGCGTCAGCGCGGAACAGAGGCCGCCAAGTCGGAAAAAGAACGCGAAGACAGCGTACGCAACATCGACAGCGCGATGGACATCATTAACGGTATTACAGGGCGCGACCCTAACACCGGCGTCAGCACTTTAGGCCGCGCCACCGGCGGCGGCATAAACGCGTTAATAGACCGTCTTGCAGCGTTGTTTAATAAAGAAACAAGCGGCTCTGAAGCCGCAGCAAAGCTAGAAACGGCGCAAGCACGGCTTTCGTCGCTGTTGCCGCGTATGCGGGGCGACCTGAACAAAGCCGAATTTGATTCTTTGCAAGCGCAGGCCGCTAAGATAGGCGACCGCAGCCTTACAAATAAATCCCGCGCCGCCGCGCTTGTAGAGTTGACGCAAGACCTAACGCGTATTCGTGAAAGGTTATCAGGCCAGCGCGGTTCCGCAGGCGGCGGTGCCCCAGCAGCGCCGGCGCCCGGTACTGTTCAAGACGGTTACCGCTTTAAAGGCGGCGACCCGAGCAACCCGCAAAGCTGGGAGCGCGAGTAATGGCTGGACCTTGGGAACGCTACGCTGCGCCACCGGCGGCTGAAGCTGCGCCTGAAGGGCCTTGGTCGCGGTACGCGGCGCCGGCCCGTCCTGCGCCCTCCACGCCTAGCGACGCTATTCCCGGTCCACGCCAATACGCGGCGGGCGAAGTGCCCGGTGAAGCGGTCAGCAACCTGCCGAGCAGCGCCGGCCGGTTTTACGGCAGCGTTGTTGAAGC